TCGGTGTAGTCCGTCATCAAGACGTTCCCCATCGGGTTCTCCTTGGTCGGGAGCTGCACGTCGTCGTGGCCGTCCTCGACGTGCGTCGGACGACCGTACGCCGGCTTGACCATGTCACTGGTGTGCATCAAGTACAAGACACCGAGGACCGTGGCCGCGAGGACGAAAACGCGAAGGTCGCGTCGGATGAGGTACAGACCGGCCGAGCAGTAGAGGATGAACCTACTGGCGCTGTTGATGCGCTCGACGGGGGTCTGCGACGAGTTGGGCCAAAATTCAGTGATGCGATCGGCTCTGATGAGCTGCTTCGGATCCTCAAACCAAGTGGTCATGATTACAATCAGTCTACATTTTATTATTGAGCAAGCCACCAAGCATAGAGGTCATGGACTTCATAAGGGCCGCCTCATCCATGTTTCCCCCGTCCTGCTCCATCTTGTCGGCGCAGTCCTTGGCGATGTTCTCGATCGCCGACAAGGTCTCTTGCGGGACCGCGCTGATCGTCATCCCGAGCAAGTGGAGGGTCTGGAGGTACTGCCAGATCGCACCCTTGGTCTTGTCGGACGTCTTGGCCCAGTTCTTCTTGATGTTCAGATCCTTGAGGAAGTCGATGTCCTGCTCGAGGAGGAAGGACTCGTCCCTGGCGCTGATGTGGTCGACGTACGGGGTGATCGACTTCATGAACAAGTCCACCACCGTGCGCGGCGCGGTCGAGCGGAGAAGTTCGAACTGGGTCGTGAACTTCTTGATTCCCTGCTCTTCGGGCCAGCACTTGCCGAGCTCCGTGAGGAACTGGCCGAGCATGTCACAGAATGCGCTGACGGACGCCATTGTGTGATATACTATGTCACAATCTTTAAGTTCGATTTAGAAGGGTTCGGTGCTGATGGTCTCCTTAACACCGAGGCCGTTACTGACGATGAAGTACACCATAAGGAAGTTCAACATCGCCGGCTTGGCGTACGCGTTGAGGGGTTGCTGACCCTCGTTGTTGACTTTCGCCTTGATGTGGATGTAGGCCGCCGTGCACACAGCGGCGAAGAGGCCGGCTGACATGGGATCGCGGAGGTACTCCTCGAATTCCGCCATTTACTTAGTACATAGGTTTTTTTACGCGACGTTCCGGGGCGTCGGCGAAGAAGGTGTCGTCGTCGTCGTCGTCCTCGCCCTCCGTGGGCGCGTCGGCCTGCGCCGATTGGGACGCCTGGGGGATGGGGACGTTGGGCACCGTGCGGAACTCGTTCTCGAACACGCCCGGGGTCGGGGCCGGGGCGGTGGGGGCCTGCTCGGTCGGGACCGCCATCTCGTCTTCCTCGGGGGCCGTGGGCTCCTCCACCGCGGTCGTCGGCTCCTCCGCTGGTTCCTCCTCCGTTGGCTCCTCCGTCGGCTCTTCCTCCGCCGCCGGTTCGTCCTCCGTCTCTTCTGGGTCCAGGGTGTCACCCTCCTCGAAGTCCTCGAGGTTGATGTCCTTCTCCGACGCGCTGGACATGTACGTCTTCAGGATCTCTTGGATGGGGATGAGCTCGCGCACGGTGGCCTCGATCTGCTCGCTGAAACGCGCGGTGAGGCGACAGTCCCGGTCGTACTCGCTGATCTCCTCCGTGAAGATGTACGGATCGATGTAGAGGGACTTGGCGCACGCGACGTAACACGCCTGGATGAAGGTCTCCGCGGACGGGACGCGAAGCTGGATGCGCTTGTTCTCGCTCTTGAGACGCACGGCGCTCAGAATTTTAGTCTGGGCGACGAAGACGGCGGCCAAGAGGTCGTTGAACCAAGAACACCTGGACGTGATGCTGTCGGCGTGCTTGCGGGCGAGGTTCTCGTTCCACGCCTGGACCTCCTTGAGGTACTTTTGGAACTGCTGGAGCGGCTTGCGGTTCTTGCTCTCCTTCACGGCTTCCTCGAACAGGGCCTGGAAGACCTCAATCATGCTCGGGGCCATGATGTTGCAGAGCTGAGACATGTACTCCTTGCGGGCTTCAACTAAGACGTGTAAACTGTTGTCCATTGTATGATAGCCCGTGTTTAAAAAATCCCTCGGATCACGCACCCTTCTTCCTGTACTGATCCGCCACCTTGCGCAGGTTGAGGAAATCCGGAAGGTCCGGGACGTCCACCACCTTGTCCACGTCGTCGTCCACCGCCTGCGATCGAGTCCGGTTGCTTTTGGTGGACCACGAGACGTAGATGTCGCGCTCGTTCACCTGCTGCACTTGGAATCCACCCCGGTCGAACTGTCTGGCGATGTACCGCGCCGCCGCGGCGACGTCGTAGGTCGGGAAGCCGATGAGGAACGCCGGCACACGCAGGAATAACTGCTTCTGACCCATCGCCGCCGCGCTCCGTATCTTCGCGCTGAGCTGTTCGTAGATGACCTTGTAAAGTTCCTTCCGCTGAGCCTTTTTCTCCTTGTCGATGCGGACGACTTCCTGCACCGAGAGGTGGGGCATCTTACATTTAAGGAAGCTTTTGTGATTCCTTGGCAGACGCAGCCACCTTCTCCTTCACCATCTTGTACTCGGTGAACGCGCGACCGGCGCCGTCGCTCTCGTAGGCGGAGACGTCACCCGGGGTGTGGAAGCCCAAGGGTTGGGAACGCAAGGCCAAGACGCTGGCCACGCCGTTCTTCACCGCCAAGGTGGCGACGACGGCGAAGACGTGGGAGAAACCACCCAACTTGCTCGCCATGAACATCACCTCGTAGACGTCGTTCGCCTTGTTGGTGTACTTGCGCACCTGGGTGGTCTCGATGATGGCCGTGCACGACTTGACGCGCCTGGAGATCTCTTCGTTCGTCTTGGTGACCATCTCACTCATCAAGTCGTTCCCGATCTCGACCTCGACGCGCTCGTACTGGCTGAGGTCCACCACCGGGTCGTTCAGGACGACCTCCTTCTCGGTGTTCCTGGTGAAGTTGAAAGAGGTGAACTCTTCGCGGGTGTTTTGGACGGTGATCCCGAAGACCACGATCGCGAGGAGGGCGACGAGGATCCAATTGATCTTCATGCTGTGCTATAATACTGCGTCAAAATTTTCTCACAACAAAACTGGTCACATATCAGAGACATGTCGTTGCTGATTTACAGCCCGAAGTGTGAACACTCCAAGCAGATCTTGGCCCTCGTGCAAAAGCACAAGCAGTTGCAACAGCTCGTGAGGTTCCACAACATCAACACCCAAGGCTTGCCCGCGCACTTTCGACAAAAAGTCACGCACGTGCCCACGATGTTCACCCAAAACGGAAAGATCCTCGTCGGGTCCGAGATCCGGGCGTGGCTCACGTCCTTGCTCCCGTCACCCGAGGTCACCCAGTGCGATTTCGGAACGTGCTCGATGTCGACCCTCGACGGGGAGGGGGTGAACGACGACATCTTCGACTTGGACAGTTACGGCCAGGCCCTCCAGCCGGTCATCACCCCGGAGCTCCAACAGAAGATCACCCAACAGGTTAAAGACACCCCGTACCAAGACAGCGTTTAAAGCTTCAGGGCAAAATCACCGTAATGATGATGCACCTATGTACCATCCAGTCCGGGGCGGTCCGCTCCATGATTGAATGCTTTAAGGACATGCTCAACGATTGCAACTTGATCTTCGACGAATCCGGTGTGAGCTTGGTGACCCTCGACACCAGCCGCACCAGCCTCGTGGACATGAAGTTGGACGCCCAAAACTTCGAGGAGTACTCGTGCGAGGGCACGGTCGTGTGCGGGATCAACATGTCCAACACGTGGAAGATTCTCAAGTCCGTGTCCACCGCGGACATCCTTCGCCTGAGCGTGACCTCGAGGGAGTACATGACCATCGAGATCGAGAGCGAGGCGAAGAAGACCAAGAGCTCGTTCCAACTGAAACTCCTGGACATCAACGACAACCGAATCACCGTGCCGGAGATTCAGACCTCCAGCGTCACCACCATGCCGAGCACCGATCTGCAGAGGTTGGTCAGGGACATGGCCAACATCGGCAGTGACTTACTCATCGAGCGGTACGGGAAAGTCCTCAAGCTCCACTGCGAAGGGGACTTCGCCAACCAAGAGACGTGCGTGGAGTGCGCGGAGGAGGTCGGGTGTCACACGAAGGGGGTCTTCAGCATCAAGTTTCTCAACGTGTTCACGAAGTGCACGTCGATGTGCTCGAACGTCATGATCATGCAAGAGGATCAAAAGTTTTTAATCTTACAATACGATGTCGCTATGCTCGGGACCGTGCGGTTCTTCCTGGCGGCTAAGGCCCACGAAGACTAAAGGTCGTCCCCTCCAGGGTGTCGATCATCTTTGTAATCCCAAGGATGTTTTTAACCTTCAGTATCGGATACTTCTTCTTCAAGACGTCCTCGTCGTAGTACAGGAGGTCTCGAAGACGCACGTCCTGATTGTGAAAGTCGTTGTTCGGGCCCGCGTACCGGCGAATCTTCGTCGTGATGTCCACGAGAGGTCGACCCAGATCATCACACAACCACGCGTTCTGAAGGGGGAGGGAAAACTTCACCTCACCCTCGCCGTCCTCGGCCGGTGGCCACTCGTAGTTGAGGTCGTTGGTGATCACCTTGTACACGCGACCGCCGTAGTTGTACTTGATGCGGAGGATGGTGCGAGTGACGCACTGCGGGACCTCCCACGCCCGTCGACGACGGGTGACGTCCACCCACAGGCTCGTCAACACGCTCCAGTCCCGACTCTCCTTGCGCCAGAACGCGTCCTCGATCGGCTCGCACTGGATGGACGGGTCCACCTCGTACTCGAGGTACTCCTTCTCCACGGAGAGGTCGCGGGGCACGGTCAACTTCCGCCACAGGCCATAAAGGGTGGTTAAAGCAGAAATTAACATGGCTTTATAGGAGATGGAGGCGAATTTCTTAAGCCGATTCGAAAACCGTCTGAGCGACTGGAAGAGTCGCATGGACAGCGAACCATCCAACAAGGACCATCACGAAAAGGAGATGGCCGACTACATCCTCCAGTGCATGCCCTTCATCAACAGATACGTCGAAGAGGAGGAGAAGGATGTGGAGACGAGCAACAACAACACCTTCGGGTTCACGGAGACCAAGGGGTTGCAGAAAGGGGACATCTTCGACGACTACCTCGAATCCGTCGAGGGCGTCACCGTGGACAAGAAGAGACCGGTGAAGAGGAACTACGTCGATTCGTGTGACGAGTGCGCGAAGAGCAACGTCGTCTTCTTCCAGGACTCGTCCGAACTGGTGTGCGATTGCTGTGGGAAAGTCCTCGCCGCCGGGGTCGTCGAGGAGTTCACGTACAAGGACGAGATGGAGATCACCAGCCGAATCGTCCAGTACTCGTACAAGAGGATCAACCACTTCAACGAGTACATCAGCGCCTTCCAAGGACAGGAACAGACCAACCTCCCCGACGAGGTCTTGGACAAACTCCGCGCCGAACTGAAGAAGATGCGGATCGACTCGTTCGAGCAGATTAGTCACTCGAAGATTCGCGCCCTCCTCAAGAAGAACCGCCTGAACAAGTACTACGAACACGTCCACTACATAGGCTTGCAGTTGTGTGGCATGAAACCGCCGAGGATGTCCCAAGAGTTAGAGGAGAGACTTCGGTTGATGTTCAGGGACGTCCAACCGGCGTTCGAGAAGGTGTGCCCGTCCAACCGGAAGAACTTTCTCTCCTACAGCTACTGCATCTACAAGATGCTCCAGATCTTGGGCGAGGACGAGTTCCTCCCGTACCTCCCACTTCTCAAATCGCGTGAAAAGCTTTTGCAAGCCGACAGGATTTGGGAAGGGATATGTGGGATTTTAAGGTGGGAGTTCATCCCCACCGCGGCGGTTTAAAGACTTGAAGATCCTCTAAAGGAATATGGATTACACCCAGTACTATCTTCGAGAAGCCATGTGGCATTTGGACCGGGCCAAGTACATCCTCGAGGAAGGGCAGAACGACCCCGAGAAGTTTTACCGGGAGACCCAACACAGCTACAGCGTCATGGCACCCTTCACGGCCATGATGATGTATGCGTCCCTGTGTCAGTCACCAAAAGACGACGACACTCCAACTCCCGACCAAAATTTATCACAAACGCCTCCCGAAGACCCGTGAGGCGAAGGTAGTTCTTCGCCTGCGTCTCGTGCGCCTCCGTCAGCTTCGCCACCGTCTTGAACTCCAGCACGATCTCGGAGTTCACGATGATGTCCGAACGGAGGTTGCCGATCACGTGATCCTCGTACCGTATCTCGACGATGCGTTCGGTCTCGTACGGGACCTGGCGCTTTCGCAGTTCGACCTCGAACGCGTTGTGGTAGACCCGCTCGCTGAACCCACTCCCGAGGGTGGTGTGGACCTTCTGTGCGATGGCTTGGATCATGTCTGGTTTATAGTGCCTCGTCTCCTTTATCAGTCATTCACGTGTTGGCCACAGAATCGCTCCTTCGTGGGAATCTTCGTGTACAGACCGGCCTCGATCGCGATGTCCCTAAGGCGGACGAACGAGTTCCAAAACTCCTCGTCGTGCTTGTACTCGTCCACGGTCATGTGCGCCAACTCGTGAAGGAGGACGTGGAAGATTTGGTTCACCTCACCCGCCAAGCACAGACCCAGCTCTTCGCCCTTGTTCGTGTTGTACCCGACGTTGGGACCCATGGGTTTGGCGAACCCGACCAGGGGGACCACGCGGTGAAGCATGGGGAACTCATCCAACTCGATCAACTTGGCCCTAAGGAGGGCATAAAGACGTTTGACCTCCTTCAACTTTGGATGGTCTTCCGTGGAGTAGACGAGGTACGAGACGACGGCGAAGGCCACGATCACGTGAAGCATCTCTTCTTACTTATACACAAACAAAAATTTACTATACATCTGCGAGATGGGGTGACCCTCGAGCGGGGACCACAACACCATGGTGAATCCCATCTTCTCGAGGGTGCTCACCAACCTGTCCTTCCACGCCACGGGCTCGGACTTGGGGGCGTCCGCGTAGAACGGGGTGTCCGTGAGGAAGCAAAAGAGCTTCTCCCCAAACTCACCTTTAGGGTGGCCCTTCATCTTCATCCAGTTGCCCATCTCGTCTTGGTACGGCGTGCGCCACTGGATGCGCTCACTGTCCGGGATGATGCCCATGAGCTTGCCACCGGGCTTAAGGCGTTGGCGGATCTCACGGATGGAACGGTGAAACAACGACTCGCTCGCGAAGATGTAGTGCAAACTGAAGTTGTAACACACGATGTCGTACTTCCTGTTCGGACACGAGGTGATGTCACCCAGGTAGAACCCCGTCACGCGGATCTTCAAGTTTTTCGCGCGCGTCTTCGCCTCCTGGAGAGCTTCCTCGCTCGGGTCGCACATGGACACATTGGCCCCACACGAAGCCCACTTCTTCAGGTCACCGCCGAAACCGGCGCCGACGTCTAGAACTGAGAGGCCTTCGTGCACGACAGACTGTATCAGACTGCGTTTCTCGTCGTTGTGGTGACGCCGGATGTCTTCCATTCCTACCCGAGCGCCATAAAATGAAAACCGATTTAGAACACACTGTTGGTTCGGATGGGCAAGTTACTGTAGATGGACTTGTCCACGGTGTAGTAGGCGATCACGAAACCGGCGAGGAGGGCGCCGAGGAAGGTGAGGATCGTGCCGATCGTCGCCTTGGGCGTCTTGGTGCCGAACTTTTCGATGCCGTCGCGCGTCTTCTTGCTGTACCTGGCAGTGAAGTAGGTGATGAAGAAGGCGATCGAGGTCGCGGCCAACATGAAGATGCGGTCAACCTTGAGGTTGTTCAACTTGAGGCTGAAACGCAAAGCGTTCGGGATGATGAAAGCCATAAGGGCCGTGCGAAGTTCCAAGTTGTTGGTGAACATGGGGGCGACCAAAAGGGCGTGCAAACCGATCCACTGGGCACCAGCCTTGGCGAGTTCACCCATGGGCGTCCTGGAGACGAGGACGTTCGACATTTGTATATACAGTTACAAAATATATTTTTAGGCCGTACGTTCATTCATTGTCATCGGTCGTGGAGGCAAGCCTCCACTGAAGTTGAAACCCCTTTTTTTGGTACGGTACGCCCGCTGCATCTTTATCGCAGCCGGTGTGCGTCTTTTGTCGGTCGCGTTTCGTCTTTTGAATTCGGCTTTCTGTTCTTTCTTCTCGATTTCAGCCGCCTGCTGCTTTACCTTAGTCTTTTTGGCGGCCTCCTTGCGCTGCGCCTCAAGCATTCGAGCAGTCGCCGCCTTTCTCCTGTTACGTTCTTTAAATGCCTTTTGCACGGCTAGGTTCACCAGTCTATTCGTGGCCGCGCGTCCAATCGCGTTTCGAGCGGTCTTCTTAATGTTTTGGTTCATGTTCCGGTTGCTGTTGATGGAATTGAGCGCACCGTTCTTTTTCCTTTGCAAGGCCGCCGCCTTCTCAGCCGCCTTCTTGTTGGCCTCAGCCTTCTTTTCGGCCGCCGCCTTTGCCTTTTGCAAGGCTTTCTTTACAGCTTCAATCGTGGGTGCACGTTCAATGTCACGCTGGGCGGTCGTCTTAATTTTTTGGTTCATGTTCCGGTCGTTGCTGATGGAACGGAGGGCTTTGTTCTTCTCATTTTTCAATGCAGCCTTCTTGGCCGCAGCCTCGTTAGATCTTTCCTTCTTCTTCTTGCGACGCTCCTGTTTTCCACGGGCGAGATTGATTTGTTTGTATATCAACGCCTTCGTCCGTTGTTTTTCAATTTTCTTCACATACTCGTTTCGAATGTTTTGATTAATGTTCGTCATGGATTTGAGTCTCGCGATTTCCTTGATGCGATTACCACGGAGCGTGTTTTCAGTCGCGCGACCAATCATAGGTTTTTTAGTCAGGGGCAGACTCGATGCGTTTTCGAAACTCTGAGAGTTCGAGTTCGAGTTCGAGTTCGACTCGTTGTTCGAAGTCACAGGAGTGGGTGGTGGACGATTGATGGGAGGGGCGAGCACAAATTGGTTTTGATTGGCCTTTTTCAGTTGTTGCCGGACCGTCTCAATTGGTTTCGTATAACTCACCGCGTTCTTGAGTAAAGTTTGTTTAATCTTGGAATTTTTCGATAACGTAGAGTTGATCTCCCTATAAAGTGCCAATCTGGCACGGAGATTTCGAGCGATCTCCAAGAGTCTTTGTGTGTTTCCTCTCGCACGCTTGGTCTGTTTCGTCCATTCACTCTTGACGAGGAACGGAATCTCCGGCTTTTTGATCATCTCCTTGATTTCAGTCTCCACTGCCGATGCCGCGGCCGGTGCCGCAGCCGGTGCCGCAGCCGGTGCCGCCTCAGGTTGGGCAGCCATTTCGTTTCGCAGTGCGTTTCGGGCTGCACTCAACAATTTACTGTTGTGATTGTTGCCGCTTCTGTTCGGGTGGTGCACGAACTGCATCCTCCTGAATACCTGGTCGAGGGATTTTCCTTTCGTCATCTCATTTTTCAAAGCAGCCTTCGCCGCGTTCACGTTCTTGAAGGTGTGCTTCTGGTTCTCCTTCTTCGCCGCCGGTTTATTGAGGGAACGGAGGATGGCGTTGGCGTTTTCACCGGCGTCGAACCTCTTCATGTATCCACCAATCTTGAACATACCGACACGTTTCTTCTTTAGGGCGTTCTCGAACTTCTTACGATTTTGCCACTTGTTGCCAGCATCTTTGTTTTCATCGCGCAGGTTGGTCACGGTGAGGTTGACCACTTCTTTGCCCAACTTCTTGGCCGTCGCGCGGATGTTCTTCTCCGTCCACTGACCCTTACCACCCACTCGTCTGCCGACCGTGCGTTTCAGCTTGTTCAGGTGTTCGATCTCGTTGGCGACACGAGTCGCCTTCGCGAGGGCCTCCATGTAACCGTTCACCGGGATGTACTCGAGTCGTGATCTCGGCGACGCCTTCCTTCGGAGGTTCAACACCGCCTTATCATTCTTCACCTTGGGTTCAAGCTTTTCCGGTGTCAACTGACTCCACGTGAACATCTTGTGTTTTTCATCCGCCAGGAATGCGTTGATGTACTTGACGTCAACACGGAGTTGCTTAGACAACTCTTTCAGTCGGGTCGCACGGTCCTTAGTGGTTTTGTTCGCCGCCTTCTTGTTCGTGATACCGCGGGTCTTCTTAGCCGCGTTTAAGACGGTCTGGTTGGTCCACTTCGTCGGGAACCTGTCCCACTTCTTCATGATATCTTCCGCTTGGGCGTTGGTGAGACCGGAGTTGTTGATGATCTTTTGCTTGAGCTCGTCACGTTTCTTTGACCGTTCGATGCGAGTGTTGATCAGTGCACGCACCGCCGCGTTGTTCTGGTACTTGAGACGACCCTTTTCAGTCTTTAATTCCTTTTGGATCAGGGTTCTGATGTTCTCTTTATTAGTGTTCGAGAGGTTTGACTCTCGGATGATCTTCACAATCTCTTGACCTCTCTTTTGCAACCCCGCCGTGCTGTGAGGCACTAACTTCTTCGCCTCTTCGGTCGCTCGAGTATTGTTCTTGTGCTTGTCCCAGGATTGCATGATCTTTCTCACTTCCATGTTCGACAAGTTGTGATTCGTCTTGAGTTTGTTTTCCAACGCCTTCCGTTTGTTGGCCGCATTGTTCACGGACTCTAAGATGTTGTTGACGTTCTCACCCTTGTTGTACCGGTTGAGGTACGGTGACTTGGCACCAAAGAGGCCACCGACTTGCACCCCCTTCGACTTCAACTTTTGGATGAAAGCCTTACGAGCATCGTCGACACCCTGCTTTGCTTTCCTCTTTAGGGTGTTTATGTCTTCGCCGTTATTGAGTCTTTTTTGCAACTTGATCCGCATGTTCCTGTTCACCTTGATCTGTTGAAGGTACTCAGATAAACCCTTCTTGTTGGTGAGTCTCTTGTTGGCCTTCGCCTTGTTGATGTCGGCCAAGATGGTGTTCTTGTTTTCACCTCTGTCGTATCGACTGATGTAAGGATACATGACACCCTTGGACTTGAGAAGTTGAACAAACTTTTCGCGATCGATGGTCTTCATCGTCGACGTGTAGAAGGCATTGACGTTCGTGTCCTTGGTGACCTTCTTTAAAAGTTTCGAAATCCTCGTGTTGTTCACTTGGGCATTCTTAAGACGCTTCTGCAAATTCAAACGTTTCTCACCAGTCGCACTGGCGTTGTTGAGTTTTTGACGGTTGGCCTCCGCCTTCTTCTGGTTGGACACGGCCTTGGCCTCCGCCTTCTTTTGGTTGGCCTCCGCCTTCATTCTGGTGACCACTTCACGGACGATGACGTTGGCGTTCTTGTTTTCTCTGAACCTGTTCAGGTAGGGTGTGATTTGGTTCAGTGACAAACCGAGTTTTCGAAGTCTCTGACCTAAACGAGCCTCTTCATCCTTGTTGATGGCTTGGATGATTTCGGTGTTGTTGGCTCCTTTTCTGATCATGTCTTTGTACTTTCGTCGATTCCAAAACCCAAGCTTGCGGTTGTTCATCAGTTTCTCCAGTCTTTGTAAGCGTTCAGCCTTTTGCTTCTTCTCAGCAGCTTCGTTCGCCTTTCGTTTCTCCTCGGCAGCTTTTGCATTAGCCGCCGCCTGGTTGGCTGCTTGCTTTTCCTCGACCTTCTTTCTGAGTAATTTAGCTGCCTGTATAATAATCTCATTGTTACTTTTGTTGTTTTTCCCTGAAGATTTGGCCAGTTCATATCTATTCATGAAACTTTTGATTTGTGTGTTGTTCAACTTGATGCCAGTGACGTTGAGGTTTAGGAGTCGCTGCCTAAAAGCATTCCGCTTCGCTGCGCGATTGTTGTTCGGGGCGTTTGGCTTGGCTGGAGCCGGGGCCGGTGCGTTCGGCTTGACTGGGGCCGGGGTCGGGGCCGGTTGGGCCGGGGTCGGGGCGTTCGGCTTGACCGGTGCGTTCGGTGGTTTCATGGCTCTAGCCTGTTTGAGAAGCTCATTCCTCTTTGCATTCGTCGTCACGTTGGTGTATTGTGTAACGAATGAGTTTGCATTCTCTCTCTTTAGGTAAGGGTACTTTGCCAGCTCAGCCTTGAACTCCTGAACCTTGAGGTTCTTCTGCTTCCTACCCCGTCCGAGGTTCGAAGCCTTTTGTAGCACGGCATCGAGTCCGACACCCGAGTTCAATTGGTTGGACAGGTTCGCCATTTCCGCCGGCGTCAAAGACATGTTTTTGATTTGTGCGTCGAACACCTCTCTCTTCGCACTCTTAAGGATATTCTCGTAAGCCTGGTTGGTCTTCATCTTGTTCAGTTGTCGCTTGCGCATGTTGGCATTCATGAACTTGATGCTTTGCAAAGCGTTACTCAACTTTTTGGTGTTTTGAGCTCTCTTCAAGACGGCATTCAAGTTTGACGTGTTCTTGAGTCTGTTCACGAAGTGACTTTCGAGGTCGTTCCCGAGATTGAGCTTTGCAATCTGTTGGGTGATCTGCAACCGGCGTTCTTTATTCGCATTGTTGGTGACTGGTGCCGGTCCGTTGTTGTTCACCTTAGGGGTATTGTTTACCTTAGGTTTCGGAGCCGGTTTCGGCCCGTTGTTGTTCACCTTAGGTTTCGGAGCCGGTTTCGGCCCGTTGTTGTTCACCTTAGGTTTCGGAGCCGGTTTCGGTCCGTTGTTGTTCACCTTAGGGGTGTTGTTCACCTTAGGTTTCGGAGCCGGTTTCGGTCCGTTGTTGTTCACCTTAGGGGTGTTGTTCACCTTAGGTTTCGGAGCCGGTTTCGGCCCGTTGTTGTTCACCTTAGGGGTCACCGTTGGCGGCGCCGGGGTCGCCGGAGTCGCTGGAGTCGCCGGGGTCGCTGGAGTCGCTGGAGTCGCCGGGGTCGCCTTCTTCTTCGGGTACACGTTACCCATCGGACGTGCATTGTTTTTCCCGAAGTTCCGGTTGGCATTCGTGACAACATTTGGGCCACCGAAGAGTCTGCTAAAAAATCCTCGACCACTTCTTCTCGTCCTCGTGTTGTACCGGTACCGCGGAGTGTTATTGTCACTCAATAATCCACCGAGGAACGAGCCCAACCCTCTCGCGGTGGAGTTGGACCGCGTCGTTCTATAGACGTTTCCGAGTGGTCGAGCGTTACCCGCAGAAAAATTACGTTGTCTCGTGTTCACCGTGGTGGTGGTGCCACGACTGACGTTTGTGTTCAGGCGGTTCACGTTGGTGTTCACGCGGTTCACGTTGGTGTTCACGCGGTTCGCGTTGGTGTTCACACGGTTCACGTTGGTGTTCACGCGGTTAGCGTTCCCATTGACGCGGTTCGCGTTGTTCACGTTCGCGTTCATGGCCCCCTCGTTCGCGCTATTGTTCATAAAGTTGTTGGCCTTTGCCCTCGTCGCCCGTGGCTTGGATTTCTGACCGAGGATGATGGGTTCAGAGATGTCCATGGCTTTGAGTTTGGCCTTGATGGCGCTACGCATTTCGGTTTGGGTGGCGTCGGAGGCGACGCTGATCCCAACCTTTTTCGCCATCGATTTAAGCTTCCCAGCCGTGGATCGACCGAAGAGTTCTTTGTACTCCCTGATGGACAGGGGTGACTTCTTATCGAGCATGTACGTTCGATTGGCCGAGAGCACGAGGGGTGGAAGGGTGAGCTTCTTCCCGATGATTTCCTGCCTCACCTGACAGATCTGTTCCTTCGTGTACCCGTTGGAGTTGAGTCCAGTGTCTTGGGTCACAATCTTTCGAAGATTGTCCAGCTTCAGGTCGGTGTCACAAGACACGTTATTGTTCGGCTTCTTACCCTTGACTGTGAGGTACGCGTAGATTTCTTGTGCTTTGGTGAGGAGTTTTCCGTCAATCTTCGTGAGGTCATCGGGGTTGACGTTGGTTTGGAGTTTAGCCAGGCGCACGGCCTGGTCCCACTTCGCGTGGGATCTTGTTTTTGTCATCCTTACTAAAGGATCACAAAAAAAGTTGATTACCCGACGCTGTCGTACCCCATATTGAACAGTATGACCTTCTGTTCAAAGTCCATATGAAAATCAAACAAGTTCACCGACCCGAGATCGATGGTGTGAGTCTTGGACCCGGGGATGGTCTTGTCTTCTCTCATGTTGAACGTCGAACGCACGATGGCTTCGATGAATTGTGTGTGATTTTTAATTTTCGGCATGAACCTCTTATCGCACGTCACGCGTATGTACGTGATCTTGGACGGTGGTTTCCCCATGAAGGGTGAGTCCGGAAGGATCACGGCGGTGGATCCGTCGCAGTACGTGTACCCTTCGTACTCCTTGGTGGCGAAGATGAACGGGATGCTCAGGCTCATGACCACGGCATCGCTCACGCGCATCTTCGGGTGGGTAAACTTGCTGAAGTGCACGGTGCTCGAGGTGTTGAGGCAGTACGCGGCGACGTACAGGGGTTTCTCGATTTCCTCAAAGGTTGGGTCCGATCCCAACAACTCCACGAACTTTTCACGGATGGGCTCGGTGTCCACGAACCCGTAGTTACGGAGGAACATCGGGATGGACACGCGAACGAACTCACCGGTGTCCAAGTTGAGACACTTATCGATGATCTCGTCCACGGACAACCCACACGCGAGCATCGTGCACAGTATGGCTCCGGCCGACGACCCGGAGTATTCTTCCACCTCGTCGAGCTGTGATTCTAGTTTCTTGAGGGCACCCATGAAGGCGTAGATCCCCATGGCTGCCGGTCCGACGACCAAGTGTTTCATCTTCCTACTCAGTAGTAAGACGGGAAGTTCTTGCGCAACAACGCGAAGACGATCGCGAAGACGATCGCGTGCGTGACGCCAGCCGCGAGGCTCGTCTGGCCGGATCGGAACACTCCACCGCTGGAGGGGGGAAGAGTGAGGAGCATGCCGGGAGACAGGGCGATGAAAAGGATGGCCGGCACGATCAAATCGGTGCGGGTCAGGGACAGGCCCATTTTCTTCGCGATGAGCTTGTAGGCGATCACGAACACCAAGGCGTGGAAGAGGACGGCGTTTCTGCTGGTGCGGCCGTTCATGAACTTGACGTTGCGGAGCCCCGAGACGGTGAGAAGCACGCCCGGGGAGAGCGCCAGAAAAAGGGCGGCGGGGGTGGAGACCTTTGGGGACGAGATGTCGAGCATGGTGTTGTGTATGCAATAACTGTACAAATTATTTTTCAGTCACCATGTCCAAAAACTCCGTGAACGTCCTGTGTTTCGTGATTCCCTTGGCGTCGTGTTGCTGGACTTTGTCCCAGATGTACTTGATCTCCGACGCGTGCATGCTGTCCGGTTCCAAGTCCCTTCCCTCCTGTTCCTCCTCGAAGCAGAATTGGATGAAGTCACTGAACTGCGGGTGGTAGGTGTGATTGAGGAAGGCGTCGTACAGCAGTTGCTGGATGATGTCGAATAGGTGATATAACTCGTCTGAGTGTAGATCCTGGAATGACTCTATATTCAGAAGAGATTCCTCGTACGGATCGTCGTCGTCACTGGACGCGACGACTTCCGTGTTCGCTGAGGCTTCGTAAACGTATTGGCTCCACACCATGATGATTTGGCTTGTTTTATTCTTGGGGCTTTTCTTTTAGACCCGTGATCGAGAGGGACGTCGACTCCTTGACTTCGAGGCAGCCGTCGATGCACTCGAACGCCTTGTCCACCTTGGTCTCGTCGTTTTCGAAGTACTTCATCAAGCCTTCCCTGGCCGTCTTCTTGTTGAACCCGGACTTTCTCTTGGACTTCTTCACGTGAATCTTCGACCCCTTCTTGAGGTTGATGGTGTCGATGGACTGACGGACCATGCTCTGCTTCACCTGTTCCTTGAGGGCCTTCTCCGCGCTCTGGAGAACGCGCATATCTTCGCGAGCGGACTGGATTTGTTTGGCAAGCTCAACCAAACGCTGCACATTCGCGGAGAGTTCTTCTGATGCTGATGCTGACATTATAAAGTGAAATGTACACGAAACCTTAAGACCCTTTTTTCACTTACGCGAGGTTGCGCTGCATGAGGTCAGGGACGATGGTGGAGTTGTTCCACACGTAGTTTTCCTTCGGGTTCGGCGGGTCGGCGCGAATCTGTTGGTTGGCGTTTCTCAAGGCACCACCCACGGTCTCCGGGAAGCCGATTTGGTCCCGGGCGGAGAGGAAGTTGGCACCGGAGAGGACGTCGGCCGGGGCGAACTCACCAAAGTCTTCCTTGCTGGCGATCTCCCGCGGGAGGAGGGCCGAGGCGAGACCGTTACCCGCGCGCATGTTGCAGTTCGGGGCGGCGGCGGCAGCCTTCGGGGACGGTCCTGGGCCGGCGGCGTCGTCGCCGAAGCTGGCGTACGCGCGCTCACCCGTGGTGTAGCTCGAGCGCTGGGTGGACCACAAAAGGTAAATGAGGAAGCCGACGGCGATCAACATGAGCGTTTTCTTCGGAACCTTCATGGGTTATTGTATATTACTACATAACGAAATTATTTTTTACTCATCGTCCTCGTCGACGAACATGTACCCTTCTGGGTAATCAGGGACTGGGTCGTGGTGAAGTTTCACCTGGACGATGTTCCACAGACCGCCCCAAACTTTTTTGGCAAAGTAGGCTCCGCTGTATTCGAGGATGACCTTGCACTTCTTTTGGTCCCACTCGACCTGATCCCACGCGACGACCTCTTGGTCGGCGTCGTAGACCCGGGTCGGGGCGATGCGATCGGCCGAGATCTTGTTCTCCGCGTTGAGGCTGGGCTCGTACGCTTTGGTGATGGCGGTCTCGGTGAGTTGTTTCCCGAACCACAGGTTGGAGTTCCCGTGCGCGGCCTGGACAATCTCGTCGTCGATGGCCGTGATCTTGGCTCGCGACTTCTCGTCTGTGATCTCGAACGTGAGCTCTTCCGGGGACGCCGCGGAGACGACCACGTTGTTCAGTTGGACGAAGACCTTCTTCTTGTCCCGCGTGCACCGCACGACGCGAAGGCCGTCTTCTTCCTTGGAGGGTTCTTTGTACTCGAGCGCCATTTGTACCATGCTAGTCGGCTATTTCCTTAAGCCGACGAATGGGATCTGGGTCGCCTTCTTTATGATTGCCGATGGCACCCATCCGTCCCGCCTGCGATCGTACCCGATGAGGTCCAACCGCTGGATCGATCCCCGGGGCGGCGACCTCTTCGGCCTGTGCGTGTACTGATTCTTCACGTAGATGGGCGATCGCACCCTGAACCACTTGCGCGCCTTCTCGTCGAACCTGAAATCCCTGGACGTCTTGAAGTACCCCTTGATCTTGGCGTTGGCGTTCGCGGCGACGAGTCCTGGGGTGAACTTGGCGATGTTCTTCTCCCTGGGTTCGGTGGTGTGCCTGGCCCACTTCTCCGGGTCGACCTTGGCGGCGGCCAAGAGGTCCACGTTCCCGACGTGGCGCCTGGTCTTTTGGAATCGAATCTTCTTCATGATTTCCTTGTACAGCTCGGTGAGGCTCTTCTTGTTCCCGGTGTACCCCAACTTTTTCGCTAGGCGACTGAATCTCGTGCGATCCTTGTAGAGCTTCTCCTTCCTGAGTCCGAGCTTTTGGAGAAAGTACAAATCGTGGACGAGGAAGCCGACGGAGGCGACGTTCAGGGACTTGTCGTGGATGAGACCACCGTTCATCTTCCTGTAGGTGACGCCCTTTATGTACTGATCGACCACATCGGCGCCGTACTCCCTCGGGCGCATAAAGGGGATGTCCATCATCCCGACCACCTTATTGCCCACCTTCCCGTCCTCTATGGAGAAGGCTCGCACGTTCAGGTCGAGGACGAAGAGTTCGACGTCGGTGAGGCTGTTGCCCTCGGACACCTGACGCGAGGTGGCTGACTTTTTAATCTTTCGGAGGTAGCTGTACCGCCGGGTCACGAGTGGGTCGTTGGCCAGGGAGATGCCGAGGAACTTTGTAATCTTGCTCGCTCGGAACGCCCGGCGCACCTTGGGTTCCAACCCCTTGGCCGTGGCCCCCAGCTTGTCCCACAGCAGGAGCTTCACGGCTTGGAGGCGTCCGAAGTACTTCTTGTCGTACGGGATAGTCGGCACGAACTTGGTGTCGAAGTCCGAGGTCACCACTCGATCGTCCCTCGAGACGTGGATGTTGAACGCACCCCCACCGGCGATGACGAGCTTGCCCATGGGTTTGAGGTAACGCGTGAGCTCGCTGCACGTCTCCATCAACAGACGACGAAGCTTGTCGGCGACGACCGCGGAGATGATCTCGTCCAGGCTCTCCTTCTTGTGCTTCTGGACCAGACGCGCGCGGAAGCCTCGGACGTCGTCCTTGGCGTACATCCTCTTCAGCACCGGGTCGCGGAAGAAGAAGTACCGCTCGAGAAAGTTTTGCTGGGTCCTCTCGTTGTAGCTTTCCGAGTCCATTTATATCTCACAACATATAAATGTACGGTGAGTGCGACAACTGTCGGTGCTACGCCGACTCGCGGAGTCTGTACCCTCGCCGGTACCAGTTCTGCGCGAAGCCCGAGGGTGGGGTCCTGGTCCCGTGCAAGCCGGAGTGCTGCGGCGATGGGTGTCCTGGTCAGGTGGCGAACGTCCAAGAGAACGATCCGTACATGGTCGTGGACCCGAAGTTCAGTCCGTACCGCAAGGAGTGGCCGTGGCTTAAGCTCTTATTGATTCTCCTTATAGTACTCTCGTCCCTCGTGCTGTTCCCTCTGGACTTAAAGATTTCGACAGAGGACTAGGTACAGTAGCCAGCTAACAATGTCTCTCGAAACGATCCAAAACGAACTCACCGCTCTCCGCACCGAAGTCAAGGCCGTCAGCCGCATGCTTCGACGCATCAAGACGAAGTTGGACGATCCGGACGGATCCAAGGCGAAGGAAAGATCGGCCACGAACGGGTTCAACCGACCGCAACACGTCACCGAACCGCTTCGAGCCTTCTTGGGCTTGGCCGAGGGCGAGATGATCAGCCGCTCCCAGGTCACCCAACGCATCACGACCTACATCAAGGAGAACGGTCTCAAGCACCCGGACAACGGTCGCCTCTTGATCCTCGACGCCAAGTTGAAGGAGCTCCTCCAAGTTCCGGACGGTACCCAAGTCACGTACTTGAACCTCCAGCGCTTCCTCTCGCCGTTGTACATTAAGGCGGAAAAGGAACCGAAGGCTTAAGAAAATAATCCTGTAATAAACCATATACAGACCATGCGTGTTACTCGCGACATCATCGAGAACATCATTGGTACAAGGCCACAAAACATGGCACTGTACCAACGAGCCCTCACGCACAAGTCCGCCCTCAAGTGCCCACACAACGCGGACTTGACCCACAACAACGAGACCCTCGAATTTTTAGGTGACAGCTGCTTGTCCTTCGTCATAAGCAAGTGGCTCTTCGACAGGTACGAGAGCAGACAGGAAGGGTTCCTCACCCGGGCGAGGACCAAACTGGTGCGCTCGGAGACGTTGGCGTCCATCGCGGAGTCGATCGGGTTGAGCCAATACATCTTGATGGACGACAAGGCGCACAGGAACGGGTGGGAGAACAACTCCAAGGTGCGAGAGGACGCGATGGAGGCCCTCATCGGCGCGGTCTACCTGGACCTCGGGATGGTGCACGCCAAAAAGTTCATCCTCGACCTGTTCGACAAGCACGTGGACATGAACACCATCTTCGTGGACAACAACTTCAAGGATCACCTGATGCGATACACCCAGACCAACGGGTTGGAGCTTCCGGATTATCGCGCCAATCAGGTGGATGGGGTGTTCGTCGTCGACGTCTACGTGCAGGGATCCTTCTGTGGGCGAGGCAAGGCCAAGTCCAAGAAGGCGGCGGAGCAAAACGCGGCCAAGGCGTTCTTCTACCCCAACTTAAAAGAGAAGGCCACTGTTTCATGAAGGATGCACCCGAACTGTGCCCGTCTCATAGAACTCGATAAGGGTGGGCCACCACAAAAGTCGGAGGAATGGCTCGCCCTCAGGAAAGGGATGTTGACCGCCTCGGACGTGGCCACCGCGATCGGGTGGAACCACTACCAGACCCCGGACGACCTCTTGAAGACCAAGTGTGGGTTGGTGCCCAAGTTCACGGGGTCGGACGCCACGCGGTGGGGTGAGAAGTGGGAGGACGTCGCCCGAGAGTTGTACGAGGAGAAGCGGGGCGAGAAGGTGCACGAGATCGGACTCATCCAACACCCCACCATCAAGTGGTTGGGTGGGAGCCCGGACGGGATCACCGAGAGCAACCGGTTGATCGAGATCAAGTGTCCGTACAGGAGAAAGATCATCCCGGGTGAAATCCCGAAGCATTACATCCCACAAATTCAAGTGTGCATGCAGATACTTGACCTCCCGACGTGTGATTTCATACAGTACGCCCCGGCCGAACTCACGTGGCCCGAGCCCGAGGTGTTGGACATCACCACGATGGACAGGGACCCGGCGTGGTGGGTGGAGTTCCTCCCGGTGATGGACGCCTTCTGGCAGCGCGTCTTACACGCGAGAGAGCACGGGGTGGAGTTGCCACCGCCCAAGGAGAAGAAGACGCGCGTCGTCAAGCCCAAGCCGGAGGCTGTGTGTGAAATCTTCGACTACTCCGAGGACGAGGACGTGGTCGAGTAAAAAATCTCAGCATGGAGTACAATGCAATTGAAGAAGGGTCAAGAACACGTCATGCCGAACGGCGACAAGATCGTCGGCGTCTCCGCGAAGGAACGCATGAAGACGCACAAGGGTAACACGATCGCCCAAGTGAAGAACAAGTGGGGTCGCTGGGTGTCCAAGGCGAAGTCTCTCGCGGGCAAGAAGGCCTACAAGAAGAAGGATCACCCGTTGAAGGATTACAAGGACATGCGCTTCAGCAAATAAATATCTTGATTGTAATTATAACAAGAAAACATGGCTCTCATCAACGTCAAGAAGGCGAGCAAGGTCGTCGAGGTCCCGACGCGTTTCGTGACCAAGGCGGGTAAGCGCATCTACGAGACGGTCTCCAAGACCGGCAAGCGCGTGTTCTTCACGAACACGAAGGGTGGGAACAAGAACTACGGCCCGAAGGCCAAGGCCACGCGTGCGGGTAACAACAAGGTGCGTCAATTACACTCTAAGAAGCGCATTCCGAACAAGCTTCGTCCGGCGGCGCAGCTTGACTAAGCAGGTTATCGAACAGGAACCCCTTGGGGCGTTCGATCTCGAACGTCATCAACTGGTTTAATCTCCACACACATCCGAACTTCCTATTCATAAAGTACACCGAGGCCAACTCACAGATGGCCTTGACCGTGCATTTTGAATAGAGTCCCTCGGTGATCTCGTCGCGCAGGCGCTCCTTCTTGGCGTCGAACACGTCGCACTTGATCTGTCCCTGCGCGTTCAGGTCCACCTTGCACCTGAATTTGGGGGCGTGTCCGTTCATGGCTTCGCGCACGTTGCTGTTGAACATCGTCTCGAGCTCGTCCCTGGAGATGTCCCTGTTGAAGATTTCTTGGCGTTGCTCGTAGACGTTATCGATGACTTGGTCCTCAATCTTCCGGAGGCAGTTGTAAAACTTTTGGATGAAACCACCCTCCTCGTCCCACCCGTTCAGGGAAAGGTCCAGGGACCACTTCTTGTCGCCGATGTCCGGGGTAAAGGACGTGCACCCGAACGGGACGTACAGTTTGGGGGTCTGGAAGCGGAGGGGTCGCCCGTCCTTGGTCGAGATCACGATGCGTTTGTTCTTGTAGTCTTGGAACAGGAGGTCATCGACGGCTTCGGTGAAACGTGCCATTATGTGCTGGTAAAGAATTGATTACAAACTTTAAGCTACGCCGAGCACGCGACGCACTCGGGCTCCAGGCTGAACTGGACCGCCCGACTTTTCGGTTTCGAGCGAAGGTAGTACATGCCGGTCTTCAGGCCCTTTTGCCACGAGTACATGTGCATGGACGAGACCTGGGCCACGGTGGGTGACTGGAGGAAGAGGTTCATGCTTTGGCTCTGACAGATGTACTTGGCCCTGTCCGCGGCCATGTCGATCACGCTCTTTTGGCTGATCTCCCACACGGTGCGGTAGATTTGTTTGAGTTCGTCGGGAATCTCCTTGATGGGTTCGACCGATCCCGCGGTACGGATGAGCAAGTCCTTCATCCGCGTGTTCCACAGGCCGAGGGCCAGAAGGTCCTTGACCAAGTGGCGGTTGAGCACGGTGAACTCTCCGGCGAGCGTGCGTCGGAGGTAGATGTTCTGTTGGTACGGCTCGAAGCACTCGTTGTTCCCCAAGATCTGGGACGTCGACGCCGTGGGCATCGGGGCGAGGAGGAGGGAGTTCCGCAGGCCTTTCTTCACCCGTTCGCGCATGGCGTCCCAGTCGTACCGTCCGGAGTGTTCGGTCGGGTCGTCCCAGAGATCGAATTGGAGCACGCCCTGGCTGGTGGGCGACCCCTCGAACGATTGGTACGACCCACCGATCTCCGCGAGTTCACAGCTCGCCTCGAGGGCGCCGTGGTAGATGCACTCAAAGATGTGTCTGTTCACCTCCCTGGCTTTGGGGCTGTCGAAGGGTTCGCGCATCATCATGAAGACGTCGGCCAATCCTTGCACCCCCAAGCCGATGGGTCGGTGTTTCATGTTCGAGTTCTTCGCCGAGTCCACGGGGTAAAAGTTGACGTCAATCACCTGATTGAGGTTCTTGGTCAACTGCTTGGCCGTCTCGTGGAGTCGGTCGTAATCGTAGGTCCCGTCACTCTTGAAAAAGCGCGGGAGGGCGATGGAGGCCAAGTTGCACACGGCCGTTTCCTCGGGGTCGGTGAATTCAATGATCTCCGTGCACAAATTTGACGACTTGATCGTCCCCAGGTGTTTGTGATTGCTCTTCTTGTTGCACGAATCCTTGTAAAGCATGTACGGGGTCCCGGTTTCGATTTGGCTCTTGCACACCATCTTCCACAGACTGCTCGCGCTGATGGTCTTCACCCCTCGTCCCTCGGCTTCGTACCGTTCGTACAGCTTTTTGAACTCGTCCCCGTGGACGTCCGCCAACCCAGGGCACTGGTTCGGGCACATCAAGGTCCAATCCTTGTCGCCCCTGAGGCGTTCGAAGAACAGGTCGTTCATCCACAGGGCGGTGAACAAATCCCTGGTCCTTCGCTCGTCATCACCCTGGTTCAAGCGAAGCTCGAGGAACGATTCGATGTCCGCGTGCCAAGGTTCGATGTATATCGCGATCGAGCCCTTCCTCTTCCCCCCGCCCTGGTTCACGTACCGGGCCACGTTGTTGTAGCACCGCAACATCGGCACGATGCCGTCCGACTTCCCATCGGTGCCCTTGATCCGCGTCCCCGTGGCGCGAACGTCGTGCACGTGAAGGCCGATGCCCCCGGCGTACTTGCTGATCTTCGCGCACTCCTTGATGGTGTCGAAGATCCCGTCGATGCTGTCTTCTTTATTGGCGACGAGGAAGCACGAGCTGAGTTGGCTGTGCCGGGTGCCGCTGTTGAACAGGGTGGGCGACGCGTGGATGAACTCCAGGTTGCTCATCCCGCGATACGTCTTCAGGACCTGTTCGGTGTTGTCCCCCCATATCCCGAGGGCGACGCGCATCCACAAGTACTGCGGGGTCTCCGCGATGACGTCGTCCACGCGAAGGAGGTATCCTTTCTCCAGGGTCTTGAGGCCAAAGTAGGTGAACTTGTAATCGTTCTCCGAGAGGATGGCGTCCTCGATCTCCTTGTTCTTGGACAGTTCGTAGACGTCCTCCGTGACGATCTCGGCCTCGTAGAGGGCGGTCATCGCGTCGTGGAAGGTCTTGGGCGCGGTTTTTTGGATGTTGCTGGCGGTGATCCTCGTCGCCAAGACTTCAAAGTCCGGGTGGGTGGTCTGCATGCTCACGGCGATCTCACTCGTGAGCACATCGAGCTCGTGGGTGGTGATACCGTCGTAAATGCTGCTGAAGACTTGTTGGGCGACTTTCTGGGGATCGACAACATCCGAAAGACCGTTCGTGAGTTTCGCCAGGCGGGCGGTGACCTTGTCGAACTCACAGTTTTCAATACGTCCGTCTCTCTTCTTCACGTGCATGGCTACCATGCTCTGGGTATTTTTCTTTAATCTTAATCCTTGCACTTAAAGTCCCCGGACCTCACCGGAACCGCCATAACGGTCTCAAACTTTCGCGTCGGGTGGAGGAAGTGGGTGTTGTTGTTAAAGGCACCGAACACACCCGGCTTGGAGACCGGGGCGTAACTGGCGATGAAGCACCCCGGGGCTTCGCACGTCGCCGGGTTCGTGGGTTTGTCAGGGCCGTAGGCCTCCTTGAGATCCATCATGATGTTATATCAGTGACTGACAAAATATTTTCGGTAGTTACAGTAGGATGATACTCAACTCCCTTAAGCAGACGGAGACGCCACTCAACACTCTGTACTTCAGTGAGTACAACCAGGCGCTCGTGAACCGGGCCATCAGGCAAAAGTACTACGACGACACGGGCATCCGCATCGACTACCAGGATGAGCGCGACTTGTTGGCCATCATGCGTCAGGTGTTCATCAACAACAGCGGCGACCACTTCGGCCCGGACATCTACGCCCAGATCAGGGACATGAACACGATCGTCATCGACACGTGCGTGTCGCAGATCAACACCGGCGTGGCGACCCAGATGGCCTACCTCCGCGACATCTCCGGCTTGGCGACGCCTCTGGACCGACCGCAGAACACGAGCACGACGGGTAATAAGCTCCCCGCCAACAACCAAATCGGGGTCTAAAGAGATCGCACCATTTCCTGATAAGTCGATGCTCAACCCGTACATCGAAGAGACCGCCGCCTTATGTAGAGCCAAGGGGTGGGACCAATCAAGCGTGGAGACCGTGTGGTTACTATTCAGTGAAGAGGTAAGTTGATCCATCAAACGCAGCGCACTCACGTACCGACGCCTTTCATTCGCAGGTTGGTGAGCTCGCTTCGGCCATCCGGCAGTACCGGAAGACGTTCAAGAAGACCCTGAAGAAGAATCGCGGGTGCGACCTTCGCAGTGAGTTGACGGACGTCCTTAGCTATTTGTTCCAACTGTGTCACATGCTCGGCGTCGACCTCGACGATTCGTGGAAGATGCACCGATTGAAGCAATCACAAAAATATTATTGATTAAGTGTAATAATGACTAGTGCTCATATGCTCAACGACAATTTGCTCATCGACGACGTCAACCCGTTCGCCCTCGAGCCACCAGGAAGCGTTCGACGCACGTCCAACTTTGAAGATTTCACCCGACTCGCGGACGAACCGGGGGGACTGCCGGACGAAGGGAAGAGCGTGACGTGCAAGAAGAACAAGCGCGTGGGGTGGGGCGCGGTCGAGATCTGCCGGGACGAGGCCAAGCCCAACTGCCCGTTGGGACGCGCCGAACAACCGGCGCGTCGGATGGAGCTCCCGTCGCAACTGAAGAACACGCGGGCGAAGGTGGTCAAGGAGATCGTGAAGGAAAACAAAGGGTCTCTGATGCTCATTACAACTCTGGTGCTCATTGCCATTGCTCTGTATTTATCAAAGAGACGACGCTAAAGAAGCGGGCCAGTCTCTGGTGGTTCCGCGCGCCCTCGATGACGTCGTGAAGGGTGTCGGACACGATGAAGCTCACCAACTCGCGCTGCCACGTGGCGTCCGGGTTGATCTTCGGCGGGACGAAGGACGGGTCCAAGATCTTCAGGCAGTGCATCAACCGGAACTCCGTCTCGAACGAGGCGTCGAACAGGCAGTTGGTGAGGACGACCCCGCACTTGCGCCGGAGGACCTCCGTGGTTTGTTCCAACATAGTGTCTAGGAACTTTTCATACGGGATGGATTCTCGCTTTGAAGTGATCTCGACCCAATCCCCAGCCGGTTCAGTCTGTAAGTAATCGACCATGGTGACGTACTGTTTCTCGTCTGGCTCATACTTAGTGTACTGAATCTCCACATACTTCAATTCGCTCTCGACGTCGTAGATCGCCCTGGCCGTCTTAAGGAAGGAACTCATGGGACATGAACGTACGACGCTTTTAACCTCATTACCGCGTGCGCGCCCATGTACCAGAAGGAAGCCAACGACACGTTCTCGTTCCTGCTCACCGTCGATGAGTTCCGCTCCGCCGTCGACGAAGAGCACCGCCCCAGTTGGGTCGACCTGACCACCATGACCATCTTCTCGACTAACGAGAACGAGGGCGTGACCGTGGATCTTAAGAAGATCACCGACGCCTTCCAGGGAAAGGATGGCGTCTTCTTAAAGTCGTCCCGCGGTGGCGCCGTCCCGGCCAAGTGGACCTTGAAAGCGGCCGGGGACAAGTGCTTTTACAACCAACTCACGCTGTGCCACGACGACGGACGGAGCAACAAGTCGGTGAAAATCTTCCCGAACTCGACCGTGCACGTGACGGGATGCCAGTCCCTCTTCGACGCCCGTCGGACCATCTCGATGGTGAACGCCATCATAAAGGAACTCTGCGGGGTGGAGATCAACTCCAAGTACAGGGTGGCGATGATCAACAGCTTCTTCAGCTGCCCCTACGCCCTGAACCTTCGAAAGGTGGAAGAGCTCTTTAAGGCCCAACCCGAGGTGTTCGAGACATCCTTCCAACCTGATACCTACAGCGGGGTCAAGATCAAATTCAAGCCGTCCTACGAGATGAAGGAGATCACGTGTTCGATCTTCGCCACCGGAGGGTGCGTGATCACCGGGTGTCAGACCCTTCGGGAGGTGGCCTTCGCCTTCAACGTCGTGATGCGAATGTTAGTGGACAACGCGGATGTGCACGTGAAGAGAGTTGGCCTTAAGGAGGAGAAACCCACCCTCGGCTATCGTAACGACCAATTGGTGTCTTTGCTCAGGGAGAAAGGTTTTCGATCGTGGGTGCTCACCACCGAAAACCCGGAAATAAATTTCTAACGATCTATGTAATAACAAATCATGAGTCAGCGATTCGGAATGGCCGACGGTCGTTGTCACACCATCCACGGTGCTTCGTCCCTCGTCAACAACATGATCATGAGCCAAAACGGCGTCATGTACGAAGACAACTACTCGTACAGAAAGATGTTGCAGCAAGACGGTGAGAAGATTCTCAAGCAACTCCAAGAAGTGCAAGCCGACAGGTGCACCCAGTGCCACAAGCCCGTCGCCCGCGTGCCCCCGAACTCGTACTAAAGCGCGTCGGATGGGGACACAATTCTTTATAGCACCCTCTTAAGATGAGTGTGTGTTCAATCTGCCTGAACGAAGTGCGAGAGACCAGACACAGTACTCCTATTCGTTGTGGCCACTTGTTTCACAAACACTGCATCGAGCGGTGGAAAGCCCAGGGAAAGCACACGTGCCCGCAGTGCCGAGCCGTGTTCGACGTCAGCAAGTTCAAAGTCGTCGTGTCCATACAGAACCGCTTCACGGCGCAGATGTTCTCCACGGAGTTGGACGAGTCCGAGATCTTCAACGTCATGGACATCTTCGAACTCTCCATGGACGTCGCCGAGGACGAGGAGTTAGCGAGACTTTTGACGGACCTTGGGATGGGTTTTACCGACGCGGATCCCGCGATTTTTGACACAGAAGGCACTGCAGAAGAGTGAGTACTTCAAGCCGGGGTAGGCCCTGTTCGCCTTCCTCGGGTCGCGAATCATCTTCCCAGAGGCGTCGTCCAGCAGAGGACCGGTCGCCCACCCACGCTTGTGTGACCAGCAGTTGGCGCGGAAGATGATGTTCTTCCCCGGGCGCAGGGCACCGCCCTTCAGGCGCTTGACCGCCGTTTGCACGCGAACGACGGGAATCTTGAAGAAACGCGCGATGGACGCCATCGTGTCCCCGGGCTTGACCTTGTACTCCACCACGCCGTGCTGGACGTAGAAGTGGAAGTCGCCCTGGCGGATGAAGTTGGTGGGACGACCGGGGGCGACGAACATCATGATCTTGTAGTACCCCTTGCGACACGGCTTGTCGGGGTGGACCTTGTACACCTTTCGCGGGTTGTCGCTGATCACGCGACGCGGGAGGTCACGACAGGACGTGTAGTTGTGGTTGAGATTGCTCAGGCCGCTCCTGTCCCCGGGGATGCTCTTTTGGAAGCGGTACGCCTCGTAGTCACCGATGGCGTACGCGTAGCAGTTGTTGTTGTTGATCCCTTTGGAGGCACCCCAGAAGCGATGGGTGTACTTCCTCTCCGAACCAGACAGGGGGAGCATTTTTATCTTATACATAGATATAATGCTCCGTGAAGTCGTCCAATCCAAGACCAAGTCCGATATCGTGACTGAGATTCTCTTGACCCTCTTGGTCATCCTGATCTCCACTTTCCTCCTCCGCTGGTTGTGGAACAACAGCTTGGTCCAACACGTGTCCGTGCTCAAGCCGATCAAGTCGTTCAGCGACGCCCTCCTCTTGTCCATCTCCCTCGTGATCCTTCGCGGGTGCTGAGGACTCAAAATGTTTTTATGGCACTTTCCCAGGTTTTCGTATATATGTACGAAAAGCTGAGAGAGATCGACGTTTACTTGGGGGGTGCGGGAGGCGCACCAGACGGCGCGGGTCCCCCACCTGGCTTACCAGCAATCTTGTCCGCATTGTCCGCGAAAAAGTAAGCACCGACAGATGCCAAAGCACATATGATGAGCAATGCAATGTAAGGCAACTTTGAGTTCCTGTTCATTATACATCAGGCAAAGGTTTTTTTTAATCCCACTTTGGCAAGGCATAGACGGAACCCACGCGATCGTTCCACCCATTTGGCACATCCTTGCGTCCACCGGGCTGCATGACGAAATATTCACCTGTGTAGTTGGCCCCGTCGTACGCCCGCATCTCAAAGTTTTCACACCCATCCTTGAGTTCGTACGACGACATACCGTTGTCCCAATACATGTTCGGAATGCTCGATCGTCTGTCGTAATAACACGGATCGCCGTCCCACGACCAATCCTTACATTCGTTCCACGTGCAGCATGGAAGTTCTCTCGTCTCCGTGCCCACCGCACAATTCTTCGTGTCTTGTTTCTGTTTCTGCACGTGCCGCCCATCCTGTGAGCACGAGCCGTCATTTCTCCAGTTTTTCGCTTCGTAGCAGTCCCCCGCGTCTCCGATTCGACACGTTGGGTCGGTACCGCACGAGCGCGGACAATTCTCCTTCATCCATTCTGCGTATTGCGAGCCCGCACAGAATCCTTGCTTGGACCAGTACAGACAGTCTCTGTTTTTGTCCACGCACGCCGGGCGCTTGTCCGACTCACACTTTTCGACGTTGGTGTTGCACTTCAATTCTGGTGACCACGTGCCTGGCACCTCGTTTCGTCGATCACCCACCTCGTTCGGACACGCCTTACCCCCGTATTTCGCGGCAGTCGTGATTTCGTACTCTTCCCACGTGCTAGTTCTGGACTGCTTCCCCTTCAACAGTCCACCGTCGCGACCGCATTCTTTTTCACCACACTTGGTCTCCGTCTTCGTCTTCGGTGTCCACGTCCCTACACAATCGATGGCTTCGTTGCAGTCTTTCCAATCGACCCCAACCTCGGGATCTTTACAGTTCGCGGTGGTCTGGACGTACTTTTGTTCGTAGCGCTTGTGTTCACCGCACTTACCGACAGGCGTCCAATCATCACCTTGGTAACAGCACGAGCGTTCATCCTCTCCGCTGTATGCACTACACGCACCGTCCCGGTGCTCCTCGAGTGATCGGGTGAGTTTATAGAACCCGTTGGCCTGGCAATCGGTCTCATCGCCCTCCCACGAACCAACTTCACAACACGGGACGATGGATCCACAGTTTCGATACTGCGTGGTTCCGTTGTAGACGACCTCGTCGTCGACTTTGCACTGCTTGCCTCCGTACTGGGCGTCCCGCGTCACCTTGTACACGCGCTTCTGTTGTGGTTGGGTATCGCACGCACCCACGCACTCCTCCCACCCTTCCGGGTTCGAGCTGCTCGCCTGTCGCCAGTCACCCTGGCAATCCACCGGACAGGGTGGTCCCGAGCACGGCTCCCAATCAGACAATCGACCACACTTCGAAGCGTCGATGGGGTTGTAGAAATATTCCTGCAAACCCGTCTCGCCACACCCCACGTTATTCGTCCCGTCGGCTTTGTACTCGAGTGCCTTGCCGTTGGCGTCCGTCTTCATGCACTGATTAAAGCTCTTTTGACGGTTACTGTAGTAGGCACACCCATCGGTCTCTTGCACACCCGCGGGGCACCCAACCGTACAACTCCCAACCATGGTCTTCGTGCACATTCCCGCCCCCTTGGCCTCGACGAAGTTGTTCTCCGTGGTGTCCAAAATCTGGTTTCGCACACCCGTCCCACACGTGGTGACCCCATCCAGTATGGTGGACACCTGTTGCGGTGGGTTCTGATTGTCGTACGTGATCACCTTGCACGAATCCGCGGGGTCGTACTTCCACGTCCCACCGCTACACGGCGTCGGGCAGTCCACGGTGCAATTCCTGAAATCGCTCAGACACGTCCCACTTCCCGAAGCTGGCTCGAATCCGTCCGCGGCCGGGTCGAGGACCCACTCCTCCTTCCCGGCACCGCACCGTCCCTGCAAACCGTCCAACATCTCACCCGTCTCGGGATTGTGACACGCCTTCTTCATGATGTACTCCGTGCCCTTGCAGTCGCTATTGACGATCTCTTCGGGGGTGTACACGGGTACATACTTTGGCCCTGGTGATGCGGGCCCAAGATTTTTCTTCTTATCATCCTTGGAATTGTAATTGTACGCGAGCGCACCGACCGACGCGGCACTGGCACTCAGCGCGACAAGTCCAAAGATGAGAGATGCTTCATCCATGTGTTGTCTCTGATAGAGTCTCATATTTTTTTTACATTTCAGTGTACCCCGTCGTGGTCTTCCCGTCCGGGCTGACCAAGGTCGGGTAGGCCTTGGCGTCGCACTCGCTGACGGAGCAATCCACAAACTTGTGCGGGATTTCCTTGGCCTTCATGTACTCCAACTGCTTCTTCGTCCACCCGCACGACATCGTGCCGTAGACGGTCCACTGGTCGGATCCGGTCGTCTTGGTGACGACGGCTTTGAGGTTGAGGCGCTTGCGGAAGAACCAGACGACGGCGAGGACGACGGCGACGAACATGAGCCACTTAGTAGTAGACCACTTCTTCATTGTATATGATTACAAGAGATAATATTTTTATTAGCAGTCGGCGTCCTCCTCGATGGTGCCATCGTCGAACTCTTCCTCCTCTTCCTCATCCTGGACGTCGGACGCGGCCGGCGGGAGCTCGATACCCTGGAAGGCGAAGGACGGGAGCTTTTGTTGTTGCTCCAAGAGACACTGGGTCAGGCGGATCGTGACTCCACACTTGCCATCGATGAACCACAACTGCACGCAGTCGATGATGGCGTAGAGCTTTTGACCCTTGCCGATGGTGTTCAAGCTGACCGGTTGGCGCTGCATGTTGTAGCACTCCGGGATGAAGCCACCGTCGTTGTTGGTGAGGATCTTGATCTTGAACGTGTCCGGGTACTCGGGCTTGGAGCTCTTTCGCACGATGGGCTTGTACAAGGCTTCGGCGAACACCTCCTTCGCGAACTTTTTACCCAAAAGTTCCTCAGAGTTGGCCGTCACGTGATCGATGATCCGCTCGTCGAGGGCCTGAAGCTTCGCCTTAAAGGCGCTCGCCTCGGCGTTGTCCTCGTCGAAGGACAAGTCCAGGCTGTAGGTGCACTTTTTCGTGCTGTCGTCTTCGTAGCAACTGAGTCCGTACGGGGCGCGCATCTTGGGGCATTGGATGTAAAGCTTCTTGTTGTCGCCGTGGTTGAGGTAGACGGTCTTGCCGCCGTTCTTATTCTTGCGGAGCTTGGAGAACTGCACGGTGTTCGGATCGAAGTCGGAGGCTTGCTGGATAGAGAGAGACATGATTGCTTGCTGGTTGTTGTACTTACGTATGCCTCGAGTTCCTTAAGCTCAATTTTTTTATGACCCAACTATAAGAATCATGTCCCTGGGTGTCGCCTTAGGCGTTCTCTCCGGTCTGTGCTCCAGCGTGTGTTCGCTCAGCGGCGCGGGTGTCGGCTCGTACACGTGCACACAGGGCACGTTCGACCCGGCCAAGGCCAAGTTCGACAAGACGTGTTGGGTCCTCCCCGAGATCGACCACCCACCGCAGATCGAGGGTGTGGTGGGGAGGTACACCCACAAGTCGTTCGACGCGGACGAGACCGTGTGGAAGGACATCTCCGGGAACAAGAATCACGTGACCGAACTCACGGGTGACGGCTTCGAGGTCAAGGATGGGTTGGTCACGGGTTCGGTGAACGAGACCGTGCTCTTCCCCGAGGTGTGGTCCGAGGACTACACCGTGGCCTACGTCGGCAAGTATCACGGTTTGAACAAAGGTCGCATCCTCACCTCTGGGGAAGACGACGTCAACTGGCTCGCCGGTTTCCACGATGGGAACGTGGGCGTGGCCTACCACGGCGACGACGGTGGGTGGTTGATCGAGGAGGCCATGCAACACCAAGCGCTCGCGTGTGTGGTGGACCGACCGGACACCATCCGCATCAACGGTGAAAACCGAACGAACGCGGACTACGCCAACGGGGTGGTGCCGTCGCGTGTCGGGATCAACACCCTCGAAGATGAGAAGAGCGACTTCGCCATCTCAGAGATTTGGCTCTTCGACAAAGTCATCAGTGACGCGGATGCCAAGAAGCTCGAGAGGTACCTTATGGAGAAGCACATGTACGCGGGTGACACCAACCACTACAAGAAAGGGAAACCGGAGGGGTTGGAGCAGGAAGACGCCGACTTGGACATCTGGGAAATCTCCGGGAACCCCGAGTACTGCCGCGCGAAGGCGGCCGAGCTCAAGTACGACATCTTCGGTCACCGCAACGACACCCAAGAGTGCTTGTTCTATAACAAGACGGATGACTTCCAAGGGATGGATGGGGAGGGTGAATCACCGGACATCTTTACCACGGGTTGTGCCGCTCGAGGGAAAAAAATAAAAGATGGATGTTAGTTATAGACAGATGTCGAAGAAGGCCTTCGCCATCGGAGCCTTCGTGTTGTTGTTGTGTTCACTGTCGTCGGTGTTGATCGGCTACTTTGAATGGTACGACAAACTGCAAAAGAAGAAGGCCAAGCAGAAGGAGGAAGAGGAGAAGGCGGGTAACTTTCTCCCGGAGTACGAGGGGTTGTTGAAAGCCAGGTACGTCAGAATACAGACGGGTGACGGGCTCAAACCGATGATCGACTTCGTGGACATCATCGACCCCCAGCGCATCCCGATCACCTCGTACACCCTGTCCATCACCGACGACGTCCTCGAGATCGACATGGGGAAGGACCAAAAAGTGGATGTCGTCACCGTGTTCGCACCGGAGGGACTCACCGCGAAGCTCAGGGGTGGGAACATCAAACTCGTCAAGGACGACGGGGACGTGGTCGTGGATGAAACCCTCGAGGGAATGTTCCGCACCTACACCTACGACGATCTCACCGAAGACTTGAAGGGGAACAACAACGTTCGAAAACTCTTGGGCTTTAGGATCACAGATGATCAGGCGGACGTGGACCGAGCATACAACGAATCACGAGATGCATTTCAAGCTGCTTTAGGGACCGAGGAGTGACGGGTGATTTCACCACGATGGGGTGTGATCACCAAATGATTGTAAAAATTATTTTTCAAAACCATGGGAACGACCATAGGCAATGGTTGTGAAAAAAAATATTGGTTGTAAAATATACTCAGCATGGGATTGTTCAAGGATTGTGGTTGCGGATGTGGAGGCCGTAAAGCCAAGATTAAGTTCCAAACCTCCGTGATCGCTGCGTTGATTTTCTTCATCGTGGCCAACCCGCAGACGTACATGCTCACCCGTCGTTTGTTCTCGAGCCGTCTCTCTTCCGTGAACGGTAACCCGACTCTTTCCGGTTTGTTGTTGCACACCGTGGTCTATGGTCTCATCGTGTGGGGCACCATGCAAATCAAACCGAAGCGTGAACAGTACGAAGCCATGGTGGGCGCGGCTCCGGCCCCGGCCCCGGCTCCTTCTCCGGCAGCCTCCGAGAAGGCTCCTGAGCAACCGGACATCATTGACAGATCCGTGAAGGCGGAGGCGGCCCCGGCCCCGGCGCCCAGTGTGAGCGCGAAGGAGGACACGCACAAGGCGATGATGGTGGAAGACGAAGGCATCTCCTTCGCCCCGATCGACACCGACCTTCAAATGGGTGAGTTCGACGCCATGGTCGGCCCGGCTCCGACGCGTAAGGAGATGACGTGCGGGTGCCCGGACGGTAGCAGCGTGCGCGTGACCAAGTAAAAACAATAATTTGAACCCAATCTTTTTTGTTATCAATGGGTGCATTCATAACAAAAAAAAGACGTCACTTCGCGACGCTTGATCCACCCATGTTTAAGTGCAAGTGTACCGTGGAAGACGCACACGTGCACTGCGGGCGCGCCCTACTCGGTGAACACTTCCCGTACACCTACTTCCCGTGTCGATCACTGTCGAACTCGTCCGAAGAGGAGGAGGAGGAAGAGGAAGAGCAGGAAGGCGACGAGTGCACACACGCGTGGAGAAAGTACGGACACAAGCATGGAAGGGGGTACGTAGAAAGGGAATATTACAAATGTAGACTATGTGCCGTAAGGAAACGGATGACCTTTAAGGTGACGCGTAAGGGTAAATTCGAAACTGATTGTAAAATGGCGCGCACGCTGAAACGCTAAAATGCTTCATCGAACGCGATGTCCGACTGCTCCGGTTTCCCATACTCCGACACCCGCCTTTCGAAGAAGTTCGTCTTCCCCTCGATGCTCTGATTCTCCATGAAGGTGAACGGGTTCTTGCTATTCCACAGGGGTGGGTGACCCAAGGACTTGAGCAACCGGTCGGCGACGTACTCGATGTACGTGCTCATGTGTTCGGCGTTCATCCCGATGAGTGACACCGGGAGGGATTCACACACGAACTCCTTCTCTATGGCCACGGCCTCTTGGATGATCGTGTTCACCACGGACCGACTCGGTGGTTTCCTCAACATCCTTATCAACTCACACCCGAACTCCAAGTGAAGGCCCTCGTCCCGGCTGATGAGCTCGTTCGAGAACGTCAACCCCGGGAGCAGCCCGCGCTTCTTCAACCAGAAGATGGCACAGAACGACCCACTAAAGAAAATCCCCTCCACGCACGCGAACGCGAACAACCTCTCCCCGAGTGACTTGTCCCGAGACAACCACGACATGGCCCACTTGGCCTTCTTCTCGATGCACGGGATGGTCTCGATCGCGCTGAACAGTCGTTCCTTCTCGTCCTCGTCTTTGATGTAGACGGAGATGAGCTTGCCGTACGTCTCCGAGTGCACCCACTCGTTGTGTTCCTGGAAGGCGAAGAACGCCCGCGCCTCGGGGATGGTGATCTCGGACGCAAAGTTCACCGACAAGTTTTCAAACACGATGCCATCGCTCGAGCTGAAGAAGGCCAACACCATCCGGATGAAGTGTTGCTCGTTGTGGCTCAGATCGTCCCACTTGTCCAAACTGAAGTCGATCTCCTCCGCGGTCCAGTTGCTGTGTTGGGCCTTCTTGTACATCGAGAACAGGTTCTCGTACTTCACCGGAATCAGACTGAACCTGTCGAGGCTCTTCGCAGTCATGGGTTCGTATTGCTCGGTCTCCAACCAATCCTCGAATTGGAAGAAATCACCGATGAGTTCGTCGTCGAGGAAGATCTGTGGGTAGCTGTGTACTTTCTTTTGGCATTTGATGTCGAGTTCGTCCTTAGATATCCTAACCTTGTTATATGGCAGTTTGTGCTCTTCACATAGTATAGCCGCTTCTTCGCAATAATCGCACCCGTCCTTCGAGTAAATTGTGATCCCCATGTGTTATCAGCCTGGAAAAAATATGCCAGAAAATTTTAAGTTTGATGTCCGCGATTAACGCGAGTGAGATACATAAAGGTGACGTAGTACGAGTCCTTACCAGTGAGGACGGGTTGGAGGATTTGACGTGGGCCGTCGTCGGCATGAACACAGGCCGTGTCCTCGGCGTGCACTACCTGAACGAGACCGAGCGCACCTACAAGGGTGCCGCCGTCTGGGAGTTGGACGAGGAGATGAGCCCGGCGGAGTACGCCACCCTGAGCGAACACTGGCCCGAGGGAACCCTGTCGGACGTGCACTTCCACCACATCGGCGAGAACATGTACGCGAGCCTGGATGAGATCGATCCCAACGACGACGACAGCGAGGTGTGGTCGGTCGGGAGTTCCAACACCTCCCTGTCCGGTTTCATCACCAGTGACAGCAGCGTCGGTGACGAGCCCGACAACGCCAGGGCGATCGACCGGGAGTGGGACAGTTGGAAGCCTTTAGAGGGATCGGGTGGTCGTTCCTTTAAGGACACCATCGACGCCATCGAGGAACGCATCCGTGCCAGATCCACATCCGCGCCACAGTGAGTCGCGAAAAACCTCGCACACTCGTACCGAATGCTGGCAGCTATTTGGTCCCAAGTGGACACCCTACGACCCAAACAACTCGAAGAAAAGCCAGCGCCAACCAAGGATGTGTGCTCCGAGTGCAAAGGCACCAAGGTGTTTTGTGACGGACTCCCCGTGTGTCAAGACTGCGGGCTCGTCGAAGACGGCTTCGTCCTCGACGCCCCGGAGTGGGCTTCGGGCATCAACGACGACGGGAAGGTGACGGACGGTTCTCGCTGCACGAAGACGGCGAACCCCGAGCTCTTCAGCGAGCAGTGGGGCAAGTCGACGGTCATGCAAGCCAAACGGTTCGACGCCCCCGGGAAGAAACGACTGGCCAAGATCAATTTCCATATGAGTATGAATCACAAAGACAGGTCCCTGTGGACGGCGTACAGATCGATCGACGAGTCGTGCAGTACGCTGAGCGACGCCGTGCTCACGGACGCGAAGACCATGTACAAACGTTTCAACAACCTTAAGAAGATCACCCGAGGCAAGGTGCGCACGGGCATAAAGGCCCAGTGTGTTCTTTATGCGTGTCGCCTCAACAAGACGCCGAGGAGTGTCCAAGAGATTGCGGACATGTTCGGGATCACCCAGCGAGAGGTGACTCGCACCGGTGACTTGTTCAAGCAGGCCGTGCCGGAGAACGCCCCGGACAACGCCACGGCCAAACCGTCCGACGTAATGGTGCGCATCCTCAACAACTTTAAGGACATCTCCAGGGAGGACCGAGCCCTGTGTGTGCGCCGGGCGACCGAGAGTGAGGACATCGTCGAACTCATGTCCAAGACCCCGCACAGCATCGCCTGTGGCGTGCTCTACATCACCCTCAAGGACAAAGTCACCAAACAGGAGGTGTGCGCGAGGGCTGGCATCTCCATCCCGACCCTCAATAAGATTGAAGGCATCCTCGCGAAGGAGCTTAAGAACTAACCACCCTTGTAATAAAGATGTCTATCAAACTCTTCCTCTCGACCCCTTGCTATGGCGGTTTGGCCCTCGAAAAATTCTTCTCGTCCGTCATCCGCCTTCAACTCCTCTTGATGAAGGAGAACATCCAGTTGATGATCGACACCACGGAGAACGAGTCTTTGGTTCAGCGCGCCCGGAACGTGTCAGTCGGTCGATTCATGCAGAAAGGCCAAGGTGCGACCCATTTCATGTTCATCGACGCCGACATCGAGTTCGATCCCGCCTCCGTGGTCCGGTTGGTCAAGTCCGGGCACGACATCGCGGTCGCCTGCTACCCGAAAAAGGTGGTGATGTACGACCAAGCGGCCAAGGCGGTGAAGGATGGGGACGAACGAGACATGCAGATGCTCTCGAGCTCACTCGTCGTCAACTTTGGCGCAGAGCGAAGGAAAGTTGAGAATGGATTCATCGAAGTGTTGGACGGCCCCACCGGTTTCATGTGCATAAAGCGCGATGTCTTCACAAAGTTGGAGGAAAAGTTCCCCGAGTTGTGGTGCAAGAACGATCACCAAAATCGAGACTTCGATGACTACCACGCGTGCTTCGACTGCATGATTGATCCGGACAACAAACGGTACCTTTCGGAGGACTACGCCTTTTGCCGAAGATGGCAACAGGCGGGTGGAAAGATCTTCGCAGACATCCACACCGCCCTCGGGCACGTGGGGAATCTGCCCTTTAGTGCGTGCATGGACGATCGACTCGCCATCACCGCTTAAGGCTTGCGATGCATAGTGTTTTAATGAGACTCCAAACGATCATCGTCACGCGCTCTAAGGCGGCCCACGTCAAGACCCTCCACACGATCCTGCGCCTCAACATTCGATGCCTCCAGAAGAACGTGTCGAACGAGATTAACTTTGTGAACGACGACAGCTTGGCGAAGAGCGATGCTGTGAACAAGTGCCTAAAGGGTGACTACGATCGAATCCTCTTCATCGACTTCGGCGTGTCCTTGGACGACAAATCCCTGGACATGGTGTTCGAGGACGTCGAGGGGTACCCGATCATGGTGTTCCCGGGCCCGAAGGAAGGCATCGATTGGGCGATGTTCAAGAAGAAGGTTCGCGAGGACGTCAAGGAACCCCTGGAACAGATGGGGACGCACTTCGACACCGAGGTCGGGCGAAAGATCAAGGAGAGTCTGTACAACGTCACCAGCACGGAGGCGCGGGTGTGGGTGATGAACGTGAAACCGGTGAAGAAGAAGGTGGATGGTAAATTGCCATCGAACTTCTTTAAGAAGATGATCGAACAGGGCGTAAAGATTGTCGCCTTTACGGCGTCCCGTCCCATTATGACATACACCCACGAGTGCATCAGTTCAATTTTAAACGCCGCGGGCGTCAAGCAGTCGGCCTAGCTTAAGGAGTCGCCCCATGTGGTCACACAGAGGCGCGATGTTTGTAAGTAAAGATTCGCTGTTACACAAACAAGTCGTCGAGTTCATCCACCACGCGTGGGGAACCCAAGGTCGTTTCCCAGGTCCCCAACCCGTGTCCATAGAGTACAAACACTTCGACATCCTCAAGAAAAACTTGGATGGATACTGCGTGTGCGAGAAGACGGACGGCGTCCGCCACCTCCTCGTCGCGATGGTTTCACAAAACCAGAGGAAGGTGGTCCTGGTCAACCGTTCCTTCGACATGTTCGAGATCTCCGTGAACCTGCCGCGCGAGGCGTACAACGGCACCATCCTTGACGGGGAGCTGTACGAAGGGCACTACCTCGTGTACGACGCGGTGTTCGTTGAGGGGTACAACGCGACCCAGCACAACTTCATCGAGCGTTTCGGGTGCATAGAGACCCTGCTCTCCAAGGTGATCACGATGAAGTCGGACAAGTACAGGATTCGCAAGAAGTTGTTTTACTTTCTCCGTGACTGGGACACTTTCGTGAACGTCCATCTGCCGGCGGTCCAGGAACGCACGGATGGCGTGGTCTTCACCCCGATCAACGAACCGGTGCGGACGGGCACGCACAACACCCTGTTCAAGTGGAAGCCGGACAACACGGTGGACTTCCAATTCAAGCGGGACGACGCGCGCGGGTGTTGGCGGTTGATGGTGCAGGAGAAGGGTCAGTTGATGTGGGAGACCGACCTGCAGTACACCGTGGCCTCGAGGTGGGGATTCCTCGAGGAGGACGCCATCATAGAGTGTCGATTCGACGGCGAGCGGTGGCTCCCGGTCCTTCGCCGGCACGACAAGACCCACCCGAATTCTCGGTTCACCTACACCCGGACGTGCGTGAACGTTCGAGAGAACATCCAACTGGATGATTTTAGACGGTTGTTGCAATAAAGATAACGAACCATGTACCACTAAATGCCGGGTCTCCTCAACTTTGGGAACACGTGCTACTTTAACACCAGCCTCCAACTGCTGTTACACGTACCACCCCTCACGAACTTCTTCCTGGGTGATCGATACAAGGGCCAATGCGAGTTCACGCGTCTGTACGGCCACTTCGCCGTGGCGTACTGGAACCCCAACCTCGGGGAGGACGCCGTGCTCAACCCCGGGCCCCTCCTCAAGCTCTTCACCGACCGGTTCCCGCGTTTCGTCCCCCACTACCAACACGACGTCCAGGAGTGCATCTTGTGTGTCATAGACATCTTGGAGACGGAGGTGCCGTCCATCAAGGAGTGGCTTTATGGTAAAAAAATCCAAGAGATCATTTGGCCGGGTGGCCGTAAGGAGGCCGAGGAGGACTTTTGCGTGCACTTGGTGTCGCACGACGGGACCACGGACTTCGGGAAGATGGTCCACCGCACGTTCGAGTGGAACTACCTCACCGACTACGTGGACGACGACGGGGTCGAACACAAGGCGGCGAGCACGCGCACGCTGTTCAGTCGCCTGCCGCCCATCCTCATGATTTCCTTCGACAAGAAGAGCGTCATCGACGTCGTCGACACCATCGTCTTGGGCGAACGCACGTACAAACTCGTCGCCTCCGCGGTGCACCACGGCGTGCAGATGGGTGGGCACTACAGCGCTCTCACCCGGCAGTTGGATAAACCGTGGCACCACAAGGATGACAACACCGTGAGGGTCTTAGAGACCATCCCTGTTAAAGAGGGTCACTACTTTTTGATCTATGTCACCTGACTTAAGACTTTGCCCACCTTCCATGACAAGACAAGACGACGCCGACGCCATGGCGTGTGACACCCAGATGATCGCGGAGAAGGTCCAGCAACTGCTGGACAGCCACCAAAACACCCCGTGGGTGGAGATGGAGTTCCGGTTGGGACGCTTCACCGCTAACGGTTTCGAGACGGATGTGGGCAAGTCCACCTTCTACGCCATCCATAACGGTCTCGAGCAGTACAAGGAGTGGGAGGAGGTGCGACGAACCTTGGAGGACGTGTACTACAACGACGAGAATCGCATTCGCCTTTCCGTCGGCCAAGACGGCCTCCAGACCATGGTCCAGAAAGACAAGTTGGCCCAGATAGACTTCAAGGAATTCAAAAACGCCCCACTGGATCTTAGATTTTCCGTGAGTCGGGAGATGCCCGTGCAAGGCCAGTACGAGATGGACCGCAAGCGCACGAAACAGCGAACGCGGTACGTGCGCAAAGGCCTGGCCATCGACCTCACGGTGATGCAGGGCGATCAGGTCGACATGGACGCGGAGGATCCGTGCACGTACCACGTCGAGCTGGAGATCCTTCGCCCCGATGTTCCGATGACCATAGAGGAGTGTTTCAACATGTGTCATAAGGTGAACGATGTTTTGGCAATCATAGGAACTGATAGCGCTGAGCCAGCGCCAGCGAATTCAGAAGATGCATGATTTGTAGTTTAAAGCGCTTGTGTTCAATCCTATCGTAGTATCTAATACAGTGTAAAATCAACCCGTGATCGTCCGGTTCCCTCAGGGACTCCATGAGTTG